TCTTCAGTATTACCCGCATCTCAAGAATATTCAGGTTCACGCCGTAGAGAACATGCCTGACGACTCTGTTTTAGGCAATTGGGACAGAGCTAACAATATTATCAATATAAACATGACATATGGTGCGGGGCCTAATCAGCTTCGTAGCACTATCATGCATGAAATCCAACACGCTATTCAAGACTTTGAGGGGCTTCCTAAAGGGGGCGGTTCTTTTTACCCCAGCACCTTTAAACTGCGTGAACGCGCTCAGACTAACGAATTTGGTTTAAATAACGCCATTAACATCATTGAAAACCACGGTTTTGGGGATTTAAGGTTTGGCGGTCCGTATACTGTGGCAAACGAAGACACCCTGTTTTTGGATCGTTATGATCGCCTAAAAATTGCAGATGCTATAGAGCAGGCCCAAGAAGCCGTTATCGCTGAAAAAGGCGGGGGTCTTGCCCCGGAATTAGTTTTTCCCGGCTCTAAAGCCATGACGAGTAGCGGTTCGAGTGCTGACTTACTGTTTAAAGACGAGGTAGTAGCAAAAGCGAGAAAAAGTCTAGTCAATGATGAGTTAGATAAGGCAGAACGCTTTGAAAAGGCTATGGCGACGTTGGGCATTGGCGTTTCAAAGGGCCCCGAAACAACGTCAGAGGCGCGTTCTAAGGCATATGAAAATTATCGCCGAATTGCGGGCGAAGCCATGGCTAGAGAAACGGAGGCTAGGTTAAATATTCCAAAGCCCGCGGAACTTTTACGCAAAATTGACGAAAAAGAAGCCATTCTTGCAAGCAATCCAACTTTCCCTCTAAACACGCGGTGGGGTACATATACCTCGCGAGAAGAACTGGAGTGGGGGCTTCAAGAAGATAAGGATGAAATAATGTCGGGGGGTTTTTACCGCCCTCAAGGATTTACTACGGGCGATGTCTCTCCGGATATTGTGGAAAAGGTTGAATTTGGGGATCTTAGTATGACCCGTATTGACCCGACATTAGCCCCCGAAGGAATGCCGTTTCGTATAGAAGATGTGTATCGCCTTGCTGAGGAAACGGGCGCACGGGTACTTCCGGATTCTTATGTTGAGCAGCCGTTTTCATCACCGTCCGTAAATCAAGGTATTAGTCCTTTTGGCCCTCTTTTGGGCGGGGGACAGGAATCGCGGCCCACGGTCCGTGATTTTAACTTCTATCAAGACAACCCCGCGGTGGATCGACCAGAAACTGGCAAAGAATGGTTAGAGAGCAACATTCGTTATACCGAAGATCGTTATTCAATCTCTGATCCCTCTATGCTCCGTGGCCCGACAACCGCGGTTCTTGGTCAGGGCAGGCGATACGGGCAGTCTGAAGACGTCCCTGTCAATGACATGTTTTTGTCAACGGACGAGCTTTCGCAGTTACCCGGCGCTAATTTTGAAACCCGTGGTCCGGGGGATCCGCAATTTGATCAGTTATTAGAGAAGATTAAGACGGAGGGTTTTGACCCTGATCAGGCGGGCAACAAGGTCGTTGTTGGCGTCAACCATTTGGGTCAGGCGTATATTCTTGAGGGTAACACTCGTGCGGCGGTTGCTAAAGAACTTGGCATACCAAGCCTCAAGACTGAGGTTCGTTATTGGAACGGCGGCGAGATGGTTAACGGGCCGTACAACCCGTATGCTGTTGCGGCGAGGGCTTCTACTGAATCACGGACCACGGATCAAGGCATTGCCCCTTTTGGTCCTCTTTTGGGTGGCGGGCTTCAGGAATCACGGCCCACGGACACGGCCCCCGTTACAATTCGTAGTCTTGGTGGCGGACGTGGCGGCATTTATGGTTTAGTTCACGGTTCAAAATATGCAGACGAAGAGTATGACGTTCCTTCAGATTTAGAGGGTCTCGTTTTTGATGATCCTGTGAGAGTTGGTAAACCTCCTCTCGCTGCCCCGGTAGATAAGCTTGTTTTGGATGCGGGCGCGGTTGCGGACATTGGAGAGCGGCGCACGGTTCTTGGCTCTGAGTTGATTGAGCGGTTTGGGTTCAGCAACAGAATTAAGGACGCAGTTACCAAGCAAGCGGCGGTTAGTGCTGAAACTTCGAGGCCCGGATTTTCGGTTGGCACAGACCCTGTGCTGTCTTACGACGATTTTACCGGGGGCTCCGGGGATATTAACCGCTTGTACGCGGTTGAGCCTCAAAAAAAGGGCTACAAGGCTACCGGGGAGTTTGATCCTGAGACAGGTGAGCCGATTTACGAATTAACCGACATTACGATGCAGGACGTCCAGAATGTGAGCCCTGCCGCGTATCTAGTTGCAGCTTACGACCCTGAAAAGCCTTTCTCTAAAAAGCCAAACTCTTCGTGGATGGAGAGTGAAGTCCATCTTCACGAGGATCTTTCTCACGGCATGAAGCCGCGTCCTTTGAGCCCGCGGGAGCGTCAGGATGTTTTAGCGACAATTGAATATGAAAAGCAGATCTCAAGAGCTGCGGTTGCAGCGCGGATAGACTTTACGGAGCAACTTAACACAAGAACTGTTGGAGACCCTGACGTAGACGTCTTCAATCTGGATAAGGCGTTTAAACAATTAAATCTTGCGGTAAACACGCCTACGCCTGTAGGTGCGATGACCCAAAAGCGGGTTGATTATACTATCTTGGACTTTGCAGACATGCTGGCCCTTCCTTCTGGCCTAGATACTACCGTAACTAGACAGCGGATAATTGATAATTATGGCCCTGCGGGTGAAAACCTTATTGCTGCTTTAGAAAATTATAGAAAAAAGCGAGACATCACTAACAATGAATCCTTGAAAAACGAGGTGTTTAACGAAGCTTCTCTTCTCAAAAACCGCCTCCTTAATGATTCTTTGACGGGGGACGCCAAAAAGTTTTCAGACTTCTTGAACATAAACAAGTATTCGGGGCTTGAGATTGATATACCTGAAAGATACCGGTACAGGTTAGAATTACTGGTTAATGCCAGAAAAAACAACGACACCGCAGAATTGAAGCGGCTTACAGACGAACTCACTTCCGGCGATTATCCTGCTTGGGACGCGGTCACGTTTATTGACGATGACGGCTTTCTTTCTTTCAAAAACCGCCGCGGCGGCGCAAAATACATGACCGATGAAGATTACGACGTGACGGCTACACTTATTCAAACCGACAATTTAATACCTGCGGGAGTTAGGAACCTCGTCAATCGTCTGAAAAATCCGTACATGGCCCGTGTTCCGCGGGACAAGTTCCTTGAAGAGGTAAACCGGAGCGTTCCTGCTGGATATGTTGACCTTGTTATGCAGTTATTTGACACACGGCATGACCGTTTGGTCAAATTTGCCGACGGCATCAACAAAGAACCTGTTGCGCGTCAGTTTAACGAGAGCTTCAATCAATTAAAATCGGCCCGTCAGGGCGTTGCAGATGCTTTGCGCGACGTGGCGGCGATAAACCCTATCAGGGGCACGGGTAATCTTCCTCCAAGAATACAGTCTTCAAAAGATTTGACGGAAGCGCAAAGAAGGCTAGTGGGGTATGATTTTAACGACTTATTTAGCAGCAAAGCTAAGTTGATTGAGAAAGCGCGTGAGGCTGTACGAAAAGCGAACATCGGACCACGGCCCGGTGCCAAGCTTTATGAAGAAGGCGGCGCGGTCCGCGGACCACGGATCAAGAGCGGCATTGCCGGGTTTGTGCCTTATATGGTACAGTAGACCACATTTTGAGGGAAAAACATGGCTAGACCACCCATTTCACTGGTTGAGAACCAGAATCCGCAAGTTGACGAGGAAGAACTTCTTGCGGAAGTAGAGATTGAGGCCCCCGGCACACTTGATATGTCGGGTGAGGCTAGTGATATTGACATAGAAATGATCGACGGCGGCGGTGCGGTGATTGACTTTGATCCGTCAATGCGCGAGATCAACGACGATTTTTATGCTAATCTTGCTGAAGACATGGACAACCGCGTTTTGGGGTCCGTGGCAAGCGAACTTATGGGCGATTTTGACGCCAATAAGGCCAGCAGACAGGAATGGGAAGACGCTTACGCTAATGGCTTGGAACTACTTGGCTTCAACTACTCCGAAAGGACTGAGCCGTTCAGAGGTGCGTCTGGCGTTACGCATCCCCTTTTGGCGGAGGCTGCGGTGCAGTTTCAGGCCCAAGCGTTCAACGAGTTGCTGCCTCCGGGCGGGCCCGTGCGTACTGCGATAGTTGGTTCTGAAGACGCTGCAAAATCTGACCAAGCCACCCGCGTAAAAGACTTTATGAACTATTACATCACCAATGTGATGGAAGATTACACGCCTGATATGGATCAGATGCTGTTTTATCTACCATTGGCGGGTAGTACGTTCAAAAAAGTGTATTATGACGACGCTTTGGGCCGTGCGGTCAGCAAATTTGTGCCCGCAGAGAACCTTGTTGTGCCTTACGAGACGGCAGATCTTGAGAGTTGCCCGAATGTGACGCATGTTGTGCGTATGAGCCTGAACGAATTGCGTAAAAAGCAGATTTCTGGCTTCTATTTGGACATTCCTGTCCTGCCACAACAGGCGCAAGACGATGATTTGGCGGGTGAATTGGACCGGATTACCGGAATTGAGCCTTCAAACGTCGATTATGACTGTACTTTGCTTGAGTGCCACGTTGATTTGGACCTCGAAGGGTACGAAGATATGGGTGAGGACGGTGAACCCACAGGTATTAAACTACCTTATGTCGTCACAATCAGCCAAGATAACGGTGAAGTTTTGTCAATTCGCAGAAATTACCGCGAAGATGACGAAACAATGCAGAAAATCCAGTATTTTGTTCACTATAAGTTCCTTCCGGGCTTTGGTTTTTATGGATTAGGCTTGATTCACACGATTGGCGGCTTGTCGCGGACCGCCACGGCGGCACTGAGGCAGTTGATCGACGCAGGGACGTTGTCCAACCTTCCAGCGGGCTTCAAGGCCCGTGGACTGCGTATCCGTGACGACGATGATCCGCTTCAGCCCGGAGAGTTTCGCGATGTCGAT